CTAACTTCGCCATCTGCTCTAACGCGAGATACTTGACCATTTAAGTGGGTTAATCCAGTGACTGCAGTTCCAGCAGATCCTAAAGTGACAGTTTTATTTGCATCGGTATAACTATCTGGATCTAATTGCTCCAGGTAGCGAACAGTTGATCCATTGATTGTTCGTTTCACCACAAAATAAACTTCATCAACAACCACTGCAACTGACTCAATGTCACCTGTTGTAGTCCATTTGGTCCAGCCACTAACTTCTTGAGCTCTTAAAGTGTTATAAACGGCTACTGTGCCATCCCCATTAACGAAATAAACGTAGTTTGCGTCGTCGGTAGCCGTACCCTTGGAAACGTCCATATCGACCGGAGCATTGAGTAAATGAGAGGCAAGTAATGAAACTGTTCCAGACGTGTAGGAGTCCTCATTATAAGAAAATAAAAATTCTCTGACTGACTTACCTGTTCGATCTATAAATATCACTGATCCATCAATAGTTTTTGGTGGAACAGCACTAGATCCAAATAAAGTTTCACGTCTTACCGCAACCTTGGCTGGGGTAATTGGGACATCTTGAATAGTAAATTCACCACCAGTTGTAAAGATTTGTAAATGACGTCCAGCATAAACAGACGTGATCGCGTTTACTTGATCAGTGTCTAAGGTAAGATCAATACCTTCATCGTCTAGGGAAGTACCATCATCAAAATTGTAAAAATCATTTGTCTTAGAACCCCATAATGTCTGTGGTCTTGTCTTAGATCCGCCAAACCATAATCGCCCCTGGTAGAACGTAGCACTTTTAGGCCAACCTTGAGCAGCAGACCAAACAGCTACAGCGCCAGATCCAAAGTCATAGGTAGGAATATTGGTTAAAGTGATCGTTGATAAAGTCCAGGATGTATGTGATCCTCCACGAACTAGCTTTCTAGGTGCGTGATCTTCATGGACCAGGATCATAGTGTCTGCTGATTGTGTCCATTGCAGCTCAAATAATTGTGCTGTTGTATAAGGTGTTGTGACATTTGCCTGGTGAACACCATCTTTATAAACCGCAACACTTAAATTAGTAAATACCAGTAGATAAGTTTGTTCAACATTAAAAGCAAATGACGCTAACCTGGCTTCATTATTAGAAGCAGTACCAGCAATATATTTAAACCCTGGACGACGTTTGATTCCGCCTTGCGGCATTGTTATTACATTCTCAGCTTCTTCAGCGCCCTGGTAGAAATGTTTAAGATCTGTCCTGGATGCAAGACGTGGATCCAAAACTCCAGAATTAAAAGAAGTTTGCAGCGTAATAACCTTTGGCATTACTGGCGGGCCTCAATAAATGGAGAGTCAACAATAGCTTTGGTTGGTCGGGCCTGGGAATCGGTAAACCTGGCTCGTCTTAAATTGTAGTCAAACATGCGACGATACTCTTCAGCCTTAGATGCGTTATCAGTGATCGCAATAGCAAAAACTGAAGCTAACATATACTCCAAGACTCTTTGAAAATAAGCGGGCATTTCAGCTTCTGGAGCTTGATAAATATAATCAAGATCTACTTCTGTTGCATTTGTATAGATCTTATCTTCATAGATCTCATACGGCATATTTGGATAAACTGATGTTGCAATAATATAATCAGCCGGAAGCTGATAAGCATAATCCCAGGTATTAACTGGGGTAGCGACTAGCTGTGATAAAGCGACTTTAGATGAAGCAAAGCGCCATCGATGTTGTGATAACAGATCTTTATAAGTGGTTTCATATAAAGCATCTGCAATATTGGCTCCGGCTCCACCATCTGTGAAACTAGCGATTGAGCCATGGCCTATCAAGTTTAATGCGTTAGAACATATCTCAATTGATGTTGCCATAATAATTCCTTAAAAAAAATGGTAGCACCCCATTATTGGAATACCACCATTTAATTACAACTTAATTACTCTTGCCAGCTGACAGAAACAAGTCCATCTGCATCGCGAACAACAGCGCCAGCTTTCATCATGCCGTTACATAGCCATGATGTTTTCTGAGGAACCCAATCTACTTTCGCAGTGATTTCCATTCCAGTTGCTAATCCAACTGCTGATGCGTGCCAAGCAAAACCTTCACGTACACTTGAAGCAATATCAAGTCCACCTTCCGCGCGTGTTTCAATTACGTGGAATTTGAATCCCATGAAAGTGTCTAGCTCGCCAGATACCAAAGCACGAACAGAGTTGTAGTCTGAACTTGTGACTTGAGTAACATTTAACAGATCTTCAAGACCAGCTGCTGATACTGCGATATGACGATCGCTACCTGGTACTCCTTTATCAGTCAGAGATTTTGAAGCTGTTATAAGCTTAGCTAGAGTAAGACCGGCTGAACCATGGGCAATTGTAGTACCCGCAGTTGCTGCGTCCATTGCATCTAAAATAAGTTGATCACGACGACGACCAAGAGCGCCAGCAATAGTTTGCTGTAGTTCAGTTTTTTCGTCAAAATTAACTTCTTTAGAGTCAAAAATGTCAGTGTATTCTGGAGCGTTCCAGTTTCCTAGAGTACAACTGATCAAAGAATGAGAAATAGCCATAGCAACAACGTCAGCTGAAGTAGCTTTCTGATTTGCTAGGCCTTTACCCATTGCTCTGAATTTATAAATATCACCAATAACGTCATTACGATTCGTTACAGTGTCCTTTAAACCGCCAGCTGATTGAAACACATGCTTCACTTCGCTGTCGAATAGCTGCTGGGCAGCTGCTGATAGTGCTGCGGACATAAGTCCTCCTTTATAGTTTAATTAATATTACCTTTTGCCGGGTGTCCACTAATGTGGGCCGAGTCCTTCCTGGCTGGGTTCTATAAAGAAGTGTCCAATGGTTGGATTTTCTCTGATTGTACGCTACATTTAATATCTTATGCAACAAATTGTATCTTTTTTAAATGGTTACTTAGGGCAACCAATCCCACTATTTATCTAATAAAGCCGGAGAATATATGAGAGCTATTAAACCTCATTAGAATGGCAGTGAACCTGGGAGTAGTTTTTATACGCTTCATATCCCGCATTGTATTGTTGAAGTATTTCTTCATTGGCATACACAAGATCATGTGGTTTACCATCTCTGGCACAAAACCATCCTATTTGCCAAGCATGAGGTTTTGTTTTATACCGGGTTAATGATTCACTCTCCATAGAAGTCTTTGAATTTCTCTTCTACTTCTCTGCGAAACTCTGGTGAGGTACTGTATTTTGGATCTTTAACCATTTCATCTAAAGCACCTTTTGTTGGTCCTGGTGATCTCACTGTATTTGATGTCGGCATTTTGCCTTCACTTGATTTAGCAATTAAAGCTTCCAGAACTTGAACACCTTGAGCTGATGTAGCTAAACCCTTGAAGCCTTCATATTGATCTGGTGTGAGATTGCCTTTACCCCAATCACCAAGATCTTTTAACCTGGCATTGGCATTCTTACCTAATGCTTGGATCTCAATGTTTTTTGCTTCTTCTGGATTATTAGCTTCCACTTCCATCTTCACAAAACCATGAAGCATCTCGGAAAATGTTTCTTGACTCATGTTCGATTCTTTTGCTGCAGCCTGGAACCATTCAACACGCGGATCTTCCATATCAAATTCCCCACCGATTCCTTCTGGTAAGGTCATTTCGTATTCACCTTCTGGTGATCCAGTGAAGCCACCTAGCTTTTTCTCAATTTCAGTATAAGCTTTCGCCTGGTCCTCAACTGATTTGTATTTTTCTTTCAGCCACTCTGGTCTTTCACCATCATCGGCTGCTTCTACTTCAGTTGATTCAACTACTGACTCTTCAGTTGCAACTTCCTCAACTGGAGTGTCGTCTATTAAAGTTTCTTCTTCGCTCATATTTATCTCCAAAGTTATTTTCTTTTATCTTCGGCCAAAGATAGTTGTTCAATGATCTGACGAACAATCTGGTTTTGACCTTCTCTGATCCCAGCGCCAAATTGCGTTGAGTTTGGATTTAATACTGGCCGATCAATCGTTATAGATTTCAACCGATTCAAGACATACTTCCCCGAATCTGTATTAAAACATTGTTGAAACTGTCCCGCTATTTCACGCGACTTGGCTTCGTTTTCTTTCCTGGCTTTTTGTATTTCTTTACCATCAAGATCTAATTTATCCCAGCTGCTGCTCTCCGCCACCTTGCATCTCCTGTGCTTGTGCTTGTTGCTGTTGCATTGCTGCCTCGGCTTGTGCCTGGATCTCAGCTCTCTCTTCTGATGAACGCAACAGTTCTTGATCTATACCAAGCTTCTTACCTATATAGCTCGGCATATCTTCCATCTTAGTTCCTAATGCAAATACTTCTGGTCCAAGGGCCATAGCCATTTCCATGTACTGTTGGACCGCCATCATATCTTCTTGATCCTGGGCCCTGGCTAATGGTGAAGTATGTTTGATCGTAACCTCGCGACCATCAACTTTAAAGTCACCAAGCTTGCCATTCTTTTTAAGAATATAAACTGATCGCTTAATGATCTTTTCAATAAACTCAGTCTGCAGCCTGGAGAATGCTGATCCAGCATCCATCACTAACTCTTGACCTCGCATTGACATTTCAGTGGCTGTCTTAGTTGGTGAGTCCATACCGCCATAAGGATCTGCGAATAAACATTTATTAATACTTTCTCTTAGATCCTCCATGACTAACTCAGATACATTGAAGTCACCAGCTCTTTCAAGCGGGCGCAATGTTGGATTAGAGTTGTCATTAGAACCGACCGGGATGGCTGTACCTGGTTCCAGATTGATGTTATATGGATTAATGACTCCATCATCAGTTACTGTGTAGATCCCAGAAATAGCCAGAGCTGCATTTCTTAATGAAAACTCACTGACTTTATTTACTGTTTTGATCGCTGGCAGCACTTGCATTACTCTACCTCGACCAAGGATCTCACCTGGTACAACCATTTCCCGGAATACGATCCAAGGAGAAACCTCATAGTATCTTGTGAATACAATCTTTTGATGCTCTTGTTCGATCACGCATTGATAGTAAGCGTTCTCTTTTGGAGCATATACAGTACCTTCAACCAACTCGATCTTGGCATCTGGTTTATCTTTAGCTTTCCTTGCAGCTTCATCGGATAGTTCAGCACCAGGCCAAATCCTTTCTATATGCCTGGCTGGAACTGAATGCTTTCTCCAGACTGTTTCAATTGATCCTCTTGGACCTTCTTCTGGAAATAGATCTGCTAATGGGACTGCAGTGAAGTGTAGTAATGAGTCACCACCTGGCTCGGCTTCTTCTAACATCAAAGCGCCTGTTGAAACGCTGAGATCTAGTAAAGCTTCGTGTGCCTGGGTAGCAAAGTTTGAATGATTGATATGATCAAATAGAATATCGTTGGCTTCATCTAAATATTCCTGGACTTCATCTTCATCTTCAACGATCTCAGATCCGACAACCAGCTTGGTCCATTGGCGCCAGGGTGGAATTAGAGTAGCTTGAAGTCTTGAAGCAAACTTCTGAACACCCATGACTGCTGTTGAATCATAGATGTCGACGTTCTTCTTTTGACCTGGAGTGTGAAGGGAAAAGTTCTCACGCTGCGGTAGCGCATAATCGTAGCATTCTCTTAGATGATTAATCCAAGGATCCTTGCGACCGACGGCAGCTTTATATCTTGAGAGTAGTTCTTTAACTGTTCCCAGTTCTTTGGGAATATTAAACTTAGCCATATTAACCGCCTAGTGTGTCAGTAATACCTCTTTCATCTGTCGAGATCAAACTCGCACGACCACGCTTCTTGCGCTTCCGAGCATCTTCTCTAGCTTCAATTTGCTTGTCAAGCTTAGCATCTTCTTTCTCTTGCCTGGCTTCAGCTTTTGTTACTGCTGGTGGTTTAGGTGGTTCTCTGTATCGTCTGCCCATGGTGCTCCTTTATTAAATATGTTTTTATCCTAATAACGTCTTACTACTATTACTAGAAGTTAAAGTAGAAGCGCTTTTCTCAGCTTTACGAACTGTGTCAGCAAAATGTCTTTTCTTATTGCTTTGGTCCGAAGCATATTTATGATGGTAATCTGATCTTTTCTTTTGAGCTGCCTTTTGCTCTTTTGTTGGTTCTGGTTTAACGAAATACTTCCAAGGATCTGATCTGCTGCCCATTATGTTCCTTTATTAAACATTTATACAATTGGTACGGCCTATAAATCCACCATGTTCTGATCCCTCCAATACCTAATAAAGCCTTCATTTGTTCAACACACGTACATAATGTTGGGTACGGATTCCGGATCTTGGAATTATCGCGCCGAATATTAACGTGGATTATAACACTACACTCAGTATCTTTGACTACATTTTGTATATTATCTTTTGGACCAAATGCTAATACCTCAATATCTGTCCCTCCGAGCCTTGGATTAAAGCGGATCCAATTGAATCCATCCCAACGAACTGCCCAGACATGACGGAACCCTGGCTTTAATAATTTGGAAAGCTTCCAGGGCATATCACCATGCTCGAAGATCACATACCATTCAGCTATATCAAACTTCCACTCGTCGATGAGGGAATACTTGAGCCAACTCAAAAGACCTTCCAATCTTGCTTGAGTACAGCTGGACCGGTCATACCTTCATGACGTTT